GATAATGTCATTAAAGATTATTATGATGGTAAAAAAGCAGATATAGCCACAATAATTGGCGGTCCTCTTGGGTTTTTAGGTTTTGGAACAGCAACAGGTAAATTTTTACGTGGGCTATCAAACAAAACTGAAGATGTTCCGATTATGGGCGGTACAATTAATAAAATGTTGCCAAACATTCAAGGTGAGCCAATACCTCAAGTGCCATTTAATGAGCTTGCAGCAGCTAAAGCAGCAGATCCAGATGCAGCAATAAGAGGAGATAAATTTACAAATCTCTTTGAAAAAGCTCAAAAAGCATTTAGAGATGAAATATATGATGAATAGAGCAAGTTTCCCATCACTTATGTCTAAAGGAGGCAAAAAAATGTATCATGGCGGAATGAAAAAGTCAGGCGCTAAGAAAAAAATGATGAAAGGTAAGAAAAAGAAAAAAATGATGAAAGGTAAAAAGAAGAAGTAAAATGTCAAAAGAAACCGCCAAAAAAGATGCAACTGTATACGTCACTGGTGTTTCCATGTCAGGAGGTGTAAAGAATGACGATCAACGATCTGCTCCAACAGATCAGAAAAAATCTGGAGAAAAGACGGCTGGAGATAGCTGAAGGTATGGTTGATGGTCGGATGACCGACTTCAATGCATATCAGAAAAACGTAGGGATCGCAGAAGGCTTAATGCAAGCCTCTGAGGTTATCCGCGAAACAATGAAAAATATAAATGAAGAGGATGTATGACATGTCTCATCAGCATGACCGAATATTTACAGATGAAGAAACCAATGCAACAATTGGCTCTCATCAAATACCAATCCCCCTAAATTGGAAAGTTTTAGTTCAGCCTAATCAGGTAAAAATGAAAACAGCAGGCGGTATATTACTGCCTGAATCATCCAAAGATAATGAAGAATACCTCACAGCACATGGAACAATATGTGCAATGGGAGAGCTTGCCTATCGTGATAGAGACACAGGCAAAAAGTGGAAATCAGAAATTTTACCAAAAATTGGTGATCGCGTGACCTACGGCAAGTATGCTGGTCAAAAGATTGTGGTCAAAGGTGTAAAGTTTCTTCTTCTAAACGATGATGAAATAACTTCTATACTACCAGATGGTGTAGAAGTTGCAGCATATTTAGGGTGATATTATGGCAGAGCAAAATGCAATTCTTGACGAAATCGAGTCAGAGATCCAAAAGGCAAAAGGATCTCCAGAGGATTTTGAAATAGAAATAACCGAAGATCCTGTAAAGGAAGCGCAAGAAGAAGCTAAAGATGTAGCTGAAGAAAATAAGGCTGAACAACCACAAGAAGAGGATGACTACGGCCCGAAAGTTCAAAAGCGCATTCAGAAGCTGGTTCAACAGCGTAGAGATGCAGAAGTACAAGCTCAAGCTATACAAGAACAAAACGCACAGCTTGTAAAACGCCTTGAAAGACTAGAGCAAGGCAGTCAGCAAACAGCAGAGCAAGCCTTTAATCAGCGTTACAATCAAACCAAAGCAGCCTTGCATAAGGCTGTTGAGGAAGGTGACACTGAAGCTCAAGTCAATTTTCAAGAGCAAATGGCTGACATGCGAGCGGCTATGCGTATTGCAGAGATGCAAAAACAAAGCCAGCAACAACAGCGCACAGCATCGCCAACTGTTGGCCGCGCACAGCAAACTGCACAAAATCCACCACCCGAAAGGGCAATGCAATGGTGGAAAGAAAACAACTGGTTTAATGGTAAAGGCTTTGAACGAGAAACAGCAGCAGCAAGAGCCATTGATGTACAGCTAGACTTGGAAGGCTATGATAAAAATTCTGAAGAATATTACGAAGTTTTAAATGACCGTTTACAAAAAGTATTTCCTGAACTATCTTCAGGATCAAGTCCAAGTAAGAAGCGAACAAAAAGTAGACCACCAGTCGCCCCAACTACAGGCGGTTCGCCAAACTACAAGGGCAATAGAGTGCGGATGACGCAAGAACAACTCAGGATGGCTAGAGAGCTTGGCATCAATGATGAAAAGAGTCTTAAAAAATACGAAGCCGAAATTCGGCGTCAGCAAAGGAGCCAGTAATGTCTGAGAAAAGAAATATTCGTGCAAACCAAACTCGCAATTCTGTGCGTGACGAGGAAGCTCGTCCAATGACAGCATGGAAACCACCAGCACTTTTGGACGCCCCCGAAGCACGTCCCGGCTATGTCCAAAGGTGGGTAGCTACCTCGATTCAGGGTAAGGACACTCCAGACAACGTGTACAAGCGTATGCGTGAGGGGTGGGAACCACGCCCTGCTGATTCTGTGAAAAGTAAGTTGTTTCCGACTATTAATCACGGCCAGTGGGAAGGTTGCGTAGGCATCGAAGGAATGTTGCTTTGCGAAATGCCACAAGAACGGCATAAAGCCATGAAGGAATATTATTCAGGCAAAAATGCAGAGCAAAACGAATCCGTTGTCGGTGATCTTGAAGCGTTAGGACGGCGTCATGGGCAACCAATCTATCAAGATCGGAAGTCCGAAACGAGCCGTGGCAGATCTTTATCTGCTGCAAGTGATTAAATTAACGCTAAAAGGAGCGAATAAATGGCTAATGTAGATGCAGCCTTTGGCTTTGTGCCAGTTCGTCATATGAGCGGTAATGCACCTCGCGCTAACAAATACACTATTACCTCTGGTTTGGCAGAAAACATCTTTACAGGTGATCTATGCATCCTAACAGCAGATGGCGTAATCACGCCACATACTGCTACGGAAACAAACAATATCGGTGTTTTTGGTGGAGTTTCATATACCGCAAGTGATGGATCTTATGTTTACAGTCAATACTGGCCTTCAGGAACGACTGCGACAGAGATTATTGCATATGTGTACGATGATCCGTACACTGTGTATAAAGTTATGTCAGATGGATCTCCTGCTCAGACAAATATCGGCAATTGTGCTGATGTCGTTGCTGGCGCAGGTTCTACAACGACAGGACAATCAGGTTTTGAATTAAATTCAACAATGAGTACAGGAACTGCTTCCTGTAAAATCATTGGACTTTACGAAGCTCCTGATAACGCATTCGGTGCTAACGCTATCGTTGAGGTGCTTATTAATGAGCATATCCTCAAAGATTCTGCTGGCATATAGGAGGGTATGAACAATGGCTATGAATAGAGCGCAATTTGCGAAAATGCTTGAGCCGGGTCTGAATACTCTTTTTGGACTCGAATACGACAGTTATCCAGCCGAATATGAGGCGGTCTTTGAATCAAATACTTCTCAGAAGGCATTTGAGGAGGACGTTCTCCTGACTGGATTTGCAGCAGCACCAACAAAAGATGAAGGCGCTGCAATAACTTACGACACAGCTTCACAACAGTGGACTGCGCGTTATCAGCACGAAACAATTGCTTTGGCTTTCTCAATTACTGAAGAAGCTGAAGAAGATGGTCAGTATGGCTCAATTGCTTCGCGCTATACAAAGGCACTTGCACGTTCAATGTCTTCTACCAAGGAGATCAAAGCGGCAAATGTTTTGAATAACGCAACGTCAGCAGGTGTATACGCTGGTGGTGATGGCGTGGCTCTTTTGAGTACATCGCACCCAACCACCAACGGTAATCAGTCGAATACACTATCGACTGCTGCTGATCTATCCGAAACATCACTAGAGTCGATCCTCATTCAGATTGCTGATATGAAAGATGATCGTGGTCTTCGGATTGCTGCACAAGGTACAATGCTTGTTATTCCAACAGCATACACCTTTACAGCAGAGCGTCTGCTTGAATCACAGTTACGCACAGGAACTGCTGATAATGATATCAACGCAATCCGCTCTGGCGGTTACTTGCCGCAAGGATATCATGTCATGCGCCGTCTAACAGACAGCGATGCATTTTTTGTGACCACTGATGTTCCTGATGGAATGAAAATGTTCCAACGCTCGCCTATGAAAAAAGGCATGGAAGGTGATTTTGAAACTGGCAATGTTCGCTACAAAGTGCGCGAGCGTTACAGTTTTGGCTTTACCGACTGGCGTGGCATCTTCGGAACAGAAGGCGCAGCTTAATCCAACTATCTTCCTCCCTGTTGGACTTGACTGGGGCAACTTCGGTTGCCCCTTTCTTTTTATCTAAAGATATTGTATCGTGCCAATATCCCTGACAGTTGCATTTTGTGACTGACACTAGCCACGACAGGAGATCATAATGGCTAATTCAACATTTACAGGCCCAGTGCGGTCTGAAGGAGGCTTTCAAGTTGTCTCAAAAAACTCAACAACTGGAGCTTATACTACTGTAGCAAATACAGCTTCTACAGGAATTGTCACAAATAAATATGTAAAGCATGTTGGGTTTGCGACAGGCGTAACTGTAAATACTACGGCTGGCGACAGCCCAGCTATTGGCCAGTTTACGCAACCTGCCAACACAATTATTACGGATATTAAAATCTTTTGTGTAACTGCGCCTGTTATCGGAACTGGTGACATTGGGTATGAAGTCGGTACGTCAAGCTCTGGCGCACAAATTGTTGCTGCTATCACAGATGAAATTTTAGATGGTGGCACAACAGTCGTTGTTGGAAACGTCACAACTACAACACTTGTGACTCAAACGCAAAGTGGCACAACTGCCCCTGCTTCTGTGCAATATACATCTGCCGAAAGAACAATATTCTGTAATATCACAAACACTGTAGATGCGACAACAGCAGGCTCGTTTACTTTTATAATTGAATATGTGCAAGTCGCATAATAGGAGATCGCAATGGCAGATGCTGTAGCCTCACAAACTTTTGTTGACGGTCCACAACATGTTGTAATGAAGTTTACAAACATCTCTGACGGCACAGGAGAAAGTGCAGTCAAAAAGGTTGATGTTTCTGCGTTATCTTCAAACTCAGATGGTGTTGCATGTTCTGGTGTTGTTATTGAAAAAATTTGGTGGCAGTGCATTGGGATGAAAGTTCGCATTTTATTTGATGCAACTACTGATGTAATGGCCATTGAGCTTGGAGAAAACCAAAGTGGTGATCACGATTACACTTCTTTTGGCGGTCTTACTAACAACGCAGGAAGCGGAAAAACTGGTGACATAATGTTTACCACAGTTGGTCATACTTCTGCTGATACATATACGATCATTATGTATATGCGGAAGAAATATGGCTGATGTAAAAATAGGTGATTAGATGGCAACGTCAGGAACTTTTGCTTTTCGCCCAGATGTTGAGGAAATAATTACCGAAGCGTTTGAGCGTTGTGGTTTAGATACGCAACTTCAAACTGGCAATAAGGCTGTGTCGGCAAGGCGCAGCCTTAACTTGCTTTTTTCCGAATGGGCAAATCGCGGTATTAACTATTGGGCTGTTACGCAAAATACTCTGACACTTGTAAGTGGAACTTTGTCATATACGCTACCAGCACAAACAATAGATATTATAGATGTTGTCGTAAGAGATAGTGCTGGCACTGATACATCTGATCAAATGATTAATCGTATATCAATCTCAGATTACAACCAACTTCCAAACAAAAACTCCAGTGGAAAACCAAGCCAGTACATGCTGGATAAACAATCAACTCCAGTAATTTATCTTTGGCAAGTGCCAGACAGAACAACGTATAGCCTTAATTATTGGGCTGTTAATCAGCTAGAAGATATTACTGCGTCAAATCAAGATGCCGATATACCATACAGATGGAATGAATGCATTTGTGCTGGTTTGGCAAGCAAGCTGGCTTTGAAATTTGCAACGGATAAGTTTTCAATACTCAATGAAATGTATGAAAGAGCTTTTAACTTTGCAGCATCTTCGGATAATGACGGTGTAAGTTTGAGGGTTCAGCCCACTGCGCTGAATTTATATTGATGGCAAGAAGAGCTTCAGGTAAATACAGCAAAGCAATAAGTGACATAAGCGGTCTGGAAATTCCTTACAGACAGCTAAGAACCAACTGGAAAGGCCAAAGAGTTTCTCCAGAAGATTATGAACGAAAACAACCACAAATAACACCACCTAGAAATGTGCAAGATGCAACGGCATTGCGATCTTCAAGACCAGACAATGATCCAGAAGATATAATTTTCTATGTCGGTTTTAACTACAGCATTTTTACACCAAGAAACGAAAGGCCAAATATTGGTATTAGTGGATCTGGCAATGTTGGCTTTATAAGTGTGAGCATTTCGTAATGGCGCTGAAGTACGCAAGAGGCAGAAAATCTATGGCGATCTGTGATCGCTCTGGCCTTCGCGTCAGATATAAGGATCTCAAAACAACTTGGGATGGACTTAGAGTTGCGCCTGATCAGTGGGAGCCAAAACACCCACAGCTTACACCAAGAAAAAATGTCTTTGATGCAACTGCTCTCTTTGATGCAAGGCCAAACAGAGATCC